CAGAATCGCATTTTATTTTAATATTCAAATAGCCCATAAAAAATGTCCCCAAAGCCAAAGAAACCCAGCATGGTGGTATTGATAATGTATATGTATTAAAACTAAGAGCATCATCTGTTGCAGCAGGGAATGTTATATATGTAGCCGAACTTGATTGCCAATCACCATTGTTATCTAAGTATTTATTTCCTGATCCTGTATCAAGTAATGCAACTTGTATTTTAATAGCAGCTCCGTTTTTATGCTCACAACTAAAAGTAACAGGCACACCTCCTAAATATGGAGTATATGGATAAAAAACAGGGCCAGGTGCTAATATTTGCAAGTCGGCATATCCTGTACCAGCCATTAAATAATAAATATTTAATTGTTCATTAGCTTGTTCTATTACAGATGCAATAGCCGTTCCAGTAACCGCAGTAAACCAACCCTCAGCAGTTGCATTTGGATATATTCCTGAACTAATCTTTAAACTAGAATTATGAATCAAGTTTATTGGCGATGTATATTCGCTTCTAACCTCTATATCATAAAATCCTTTTCTTAATATCTTGGTTTGAGAATTATTAATAAAATGAACACCACCTTGAGAATGTGGTTGAATATCTATTGTGTTTGTTAGTTGTCCATAAGAGTTAACAGTTATGGTCGATACTCCTATAGCATATCTTGTATAATATCTTGTAGTAGCAGCCACCTCCATAGTAGATGTAATCCACCAATCTCCATCAGCTTGATACATTCTACAATTAAATGTCTTTAAGATATTATCTAATATTGTATAATAACTTACCCCTACAAAATCTCTTCTGTATTGGTAGATTTGATTAAATGGCTCATTAGATTGACTAGCAGTTCTTGTAGCCATTCCTGTTGCAAAGAAAGAACAAGCTATATTAAGAAAAAGGTCAGTTGAAGGATATGCTAATAACCTTAATGCGGTAGCCATTAAATCTAAGTGTTTAACAGTTAAATTTATACTACCATCAACAACATAATCTTCTTCTTGTAAAAATGATATACCATCTATTGCAACTAATGATGCTTCTGATATACCTGTTGAGAAACCGACTTGTGAATAGTCATTAAATAAATAACCTCTCCATATTACTGTGGATGACTCCTTTAATAATACATAATATAATCTATCATTAACCGATAACACATCAGGAAACTGAGTGTAATCATCTGCGGTTTCTAATATGAAAGAAAAGTTTAATTGTGATGTTATAATAGCAGGATATGGATACTCTTCTGATGAGCTTGGTTGTAATGTAATAGATGTTGGTATGTATGTTTTTACGCTACCAACATAACCATCTTCATACACTTCTATTGTTTGAGTATTCCCATTGCGAAGTATTTGACTTAATGTATATCTTAATGCGTATGCCATTATGCTAAACTAATATTTTGTCCTTTAAGATTTGATGCCTTCTGTGCCCTATTTACAGACAAAAGTAAGTCTTGTCCTCTTAACATAAATGTTCCACCTCCACCTCCGCCAATCATATCTTTAAGCTTGTCTAAAGGAGCAACTACTTCAGGGTTTGTTCTAGCACCTGGATACTCACCCATCAACCCCATTGTAGGGCCACTAATAATACCACCATTAGCAAACTTTTTAGTTTTAGCACCACCATCATTCATCTTTTTTATACTTCCTTGTAATGCTACTCCTGATGCAACTAGTACAACACCTGCGGCAATAGCTGCAAATGGATTTGTAAACGCTAATTTAAACGCATCCATAGCCGTTCCATATGCTATTAATGCTTTACCTATATTTTGTAATCCAGTAGCTATTACTTCTGTTATGCCTCCAAATATATCAACATCTTCTCCATTAAATGATTTTCCTATATTTTCAGCAAATTTTGATATGCTATCAGACATCACTCCCTCTATTAAGCCTTTAATCTTAAGCGATGTTGCTTCCCAGGTAGTACCCATGCCTTTTAATTTGGCATTCACTTTATCAAAAGAATCTAAATAAACGGCAAGTACCTTTGGATCAAATGTGTAAGCTGCTAAAACGGCCAACTTGGCTAATGCCTGTTTTGTATATTCTATCCTTTCTGTTAAACTATTTCTATTTAATTTATCTTGAACCGCTAGTTCGGTTTCAATTATATTTGTTTGATTTTTAGCAAATAAAATAGCATTTCTTAAATTATCTTCTGCAAATTGTTTATTAATAGCTAATATGCCATCTGCTATCATTTTTCTATTAGCAACTTGTATTTCTAATTCCTTTTTTTCTTGTGCCGTTCTTATTTTCGCATTGGCATCTAATATCTTATTTAAATTTGCTTCAAATAAGTTATCGTTAGTTTCCCTATCAGCTTGATATCTAGCGTGTATGTTTTTTTTATTTTGTAAATATGTGCCATCTAGTTTAGCTCTAGCTACCGCTAATCTTTCTTCTTCATTTATTATAAGAGCACCGTAAACCCTAAATTGATATATATCATCTTTTTGAGCTTGTTGTTGGGCTTTTAATGATTCTAAAAGATAAGTATTTTTTACTGATTTTGTTGTTGTTGGCTTTACTACATCTGGAACAACACCTGCTTTTTTTGCAGCCTCCCCAGCTGATTTAAACGCAGCGTTCATTATTTTTTCATAACCAACTGCGGTTTTACCAGCTTCTCCTAATTGTATTTGCCTATTCTTTTCAGCTGACTTTTGTAATTCTATTGTGCCACCTGCAAGAGATTGCACAATACCAGATGGATTCCATTTAGCTTTAAAAAATGCATCCCACCCATCAACAAACTCAGTAGCATTTTGCATTGATATTTTAATCATCTTTTCGCTTTGCTCAGCTACCAATTTAGCAGATGCCATTGCAAAAGATAATTTATTTATATATTCAACATAGGCAGGGCCTTGGTTTATTAAGGCTTCATTTACACCTTCTAAATCTTTTTGTTTACCTATTGTTTTGCCAATAGTTTCATTATATTCATTTACAACACTTTGTTTATCTATATAACCATCTTTAGCCAACTTAACCTTTTGAGTAAGCGATAATACTTGGGATTGTGCATCTATATACGCAGTACCTGATTCTTTAACTACATTATTATATAATTGTTGTTGCTTTTCTGCCTCTGTTGTCGTTATAAATAATGCCTTTATTTCTTTTTCGTACGCAGTTGTTATTGCTATAAGTGCAGAAAATACAAAATAAATAGCACCGCCAGCAGCAGCAAAACTACCAACCAATGCAGGTAAGTTATTTTGTATACCCCTAAATCCATATGGTAAATCTTGCACAACTAAAGAAAGTGACATCCATTTTTGATTAGCTACTTTTAATGGGCCATCTGCTCCACTAATAGATTGGCTTAATTTATCATAATTAGCCTTCATCTCTTTAATCTTCTTATCAGCAGGATCTAACCCATTAGCAACAAGCCTAACCATTTCTTTCTCAAGAGCCTCTAAATTTCTTTGTGTATTTTTAGTTGTTTCACCAAATATCTTAGAAGAAGCATCAATCTTCTTCATTGTTTCAGTAAACCTATCTTCTGCGGTTATAACAATTTTAACACCTTCTTCGTTAGCCATTATCTTATCGGTTTAACAATTTTATATTTATTTAGAACTTGTTGTAGCTCTTCTTCTGTCATCACTCTTTGTTTCACAAAGTTACGAGTATCGCAGTCTAATTCAATAAGCTCTTGTGGCTTAACTTTCTTGCCTTTTGGTAATTGGATATTAATTAGTAGCGTTGTCTGCCATCTAGTTCTAATCCACTTTTGTTCTTCCTCATGTCTATATCCATACCAAACAAAATCTAATTCAGCCATAGTCATCTCCCAAAACAAATGGGGAAGCACTTTGCACTCCCCCATTGTATATCTTTCTATGTCAATCCACTCTAATTTTTTTTTACTCCATCCTTTTTACTTGACTTTGTTGGCTTATCATCTATACCGCTATTCATGCTTTCTGCAAGTGCTGCCATTACATCTTGTAATTTTTGCCCACCCATTCCACCCATATCATCTATCCAATCACACACTTCCATTTCTGTAAAGCTTGGGGTGATTCCTTGGGAATACAATGGGTATTCGGCACCTGATTTAAGTAAGTTAACAATAGCATCAAGCGAATCTTTGCCAGTTAAAGTTTCTCCTATGTCAGAAGGCCCTATGCCTTGTAATTGACAGAATCTTTTAAGACTCCAGGTACAAAAACGCATCGGTATCTTCTTTCCATCGGAAAGAGTTAATTCAAATTGTCCTCTCATATGTTTGGTTTTTTTGGTTTGTTTTTACTATGCGTTGGTAGCGATAGTTAATGCTCCTGTTCCTTTGAAAGAAACTGAGTAAGTAACTGGGTTCTCCATATCAGCGGTCATATCTACACTCTCAATAAATGCTGAACCTGAATAAATCACATCACCTGTTACTGGAGTTACACCACCAACTGTTGAGTTATCTACTGTAGTAAACTTAACTGTAACCGCAGTTCTAGCGATTGCTAAAGCATTCAATTCAGCAGTAGTTACATAAGTAGCAACTGTTCCTGGAACTACTGTAGCTAAACCATCAGTTGTTAAAGACCAAGACCTTTGCCCACCAATTTCATCAGCCCATCCTAAGCTTTGTTTTGTAGATGCGTCTGGAGCATCGATAGCCAAACTTAAAGAACATGAAGTAGCGAAACCTATTACTTCAGTTCCAATTAGAACTACTAATGAAGTTCCGTTAAATACACTTGTTGTTGCCATTTTATTTTATTTTTCTTTTATGTTAATTGATTCACGAAATGTTCCATTGTTATTACCCTTCTAAACACATAAGCCTCATCCACATAGTCAAAGGTAGCAATATTACTACTAATCTTAGAAGTCACTATTTTAAAGTCAGGTGCAGTACTAGGGTAGCTTGGTGGCCTAACACCTACTATTTCTAATAACTCATTTGCATAAGTATCAACAGTTTTCTGTCCTACTTCCCCTGCTTTAAAAGTCCTATATACTATGTCAAATTGGATAGTAACATCAAAGCCGAAACTCTGCTTATTACTATTGTCCACTTGTGTCTGACTACTGATAATCAAATAAGGTGGTTCTACTGTGTCAGGTGCTATGGTATCATAAGCAGCTAATGAGTAGGAAGCCGAGATAAACTTATCGAAATAAGCTTTCCTTAATGTATATCCGCAGTCCTTCATTTTGGTACAAATTTAATGAAATATATTTATATTTTTATTTTCCTTAATTTACTAAGCATTTTTGTATAAACTTCACTATAAGAATTAAACATAAATGGCTTATGAGGCCTTCCTATAACCTGCTTTTTTCTTTTAAATGTAAAAGCGTAATCCTCTAATTTGCTTCTATTTATATTTGGATATGATGGAATAAAATAGTTTTCTCCTGTGCCAAATTCAACATAAGGAGCATAATGAATTGAGGCATATACTGATGCTCCTGATGCAACATTATACAAACTATACCCAATAGATCCAGCTAACATCCCTGTTTTACCTCTTGGCACTTTAGTTTCAGCTAATCTAGCTATTTCTATAACAGATTCATCAATAATTTTTGTGTATTGCTCTGCTATTTTAGTATGAGCATTTTTAATTCTTTTTTCTAAAAAGTCAAGCCCTTTTACCTTTACGCTAAATGCATTCATTACTTAAGTGTTGCACAACCTATTAAATAATATTGATTCAAGTCAGCTTCGTTGATAATAGAGTTAATCATATAAGTCCTTGATTTCCAAGTTATTACAAGAGCATTAGTAAATGTCTTGCCTGTTGTATATCTGATCCTAAATGTAACTCCATCATTAAGACTATCTCTACCTGTTATATTAGTCCTACTATTGGTATTATTGACCAATTCAGCCCAACAAGTGTAGTATGGTACTAAAGTATTCACAAACCCTCCTGCACTATCAGAAACGCTTGTTTTAGTATTAAATGTAATCCTATTTTTTAATTGTCCTATCATTAGAAGATAATACTTACCCTTTTGTAAGGTTTCATTAGTTCGTAAGCCGTTGTTAAGTTAGCTGAAGGCTTAGAGCTTTCAACACTTGATTCTCTGTATTCGTACAAATCACCTACCATCTTCAACAAAGCCGTTTTCATAGACTCTGGAGTAGTGGCATATCCACAAGTATAAGTGAATCTAAAGTCACTCATAAGAGGTGAATTAAAGTAAACCTTTTTGTAGGTATCACCTATAACTCTATAATCCCCAAGTACCATTGCTACCCATGCAGCACCATCCCAATATTCTACCAATGTAATACTGTTTATAGGAGCATAAGGAAGCTCTATAAACTCATCTACATAAGCTACTACCTTTAGGGTTCTAGCAGTCATAGCAACTGAAGCGTACTGCTCTAATCTAATCCTAGCGGTTTCTATAAGGTTAGTAATCAAAGTATCATCTTCGCTATAATCTACTCTTAAATAATCCTTTGCGGTCTGTAAGGTAACTATTGTTGCCGAAGGGGCTACTGTAGTCGTTACATCTCTTAGTATCTGCATTATGCTAATTTTTACAAAAATAACTAAAATTTAGTGTAAACAAAAAGGGATAGCTTTCTAGGCTATCCCTTGTATTG